TAACTGTGACACAAGCATAATAAAGGAATCACAATGTCAAAACTCTTTGTTTTTTTAGCACTAATCATCGCCATGCCGGCCTGGGCGCAGAAACAGCCCCAATCAAAACTCCATGACTGGTCAGTTACCCGAGTGGTAGACGGAGACACAGTTGAGTTTGCTGCTCCTTGGTTGCCTGACCCGCTGAAGAAAAAACTCAGCGTGAGAGTGTATGGTGTGGATACGCCAGAAAAAGGACATCGTGCCAAATGCGAATCCGAAGCCAAGCGCGGAGCCGCTGCCACTGAGTTTACCAAGGCATTTGTGGCATCTGCCAAAAAAACACAGATAGCATTGATCGACTGGGACAAGTTTGGTGGCCGTGTGTTGGGTGATGTCATCGTGGATGGTCGTAGCCTGCGTGCCGAATTGATCAAAAACGGTTTTGCCAGAGAATACTATGGTGAAGCCAAACAAAGTTGGTGTAACTGAACAAAATAATCGTTGACACGCCGAGGACACTAAGTTAATATTGTATCATTAACTTAGGAGTCTCAGATGTCACAATCCCGTAATTTTTCCTCGGAACAAAAAGCCAAACTCACACAACTGTTCAACGAAGGCAGCCAGGTCATGCACGAAATTGAAACCTTGACCGAAGGTCTCAACGACACAGTCAAAGCCATTGCCGAGGAAATGGAAATCAAACCCTCAATCCTCAAAAAGGCCATCAAGATCGCTCACAAGGCCGAGTTTGGTAACGAGCAACAAGATCACGAACTGTTGGAAAATATCCTGACCACAGTTGGCAAGACTCTGTGACCAGCCGATATGCCCAGTGGCGAAACAGCATTGGGGACTATGTCAAAAACGATTGGCGGGAAACTCCTGGTATCCTGGGAAATTATTTGTTGCTGAGTATTATTGACAGCATAGGACTGATCAAGCTAATTATACAGCAGTCATAAGGTTCGCCGCCTCAAGGCAAGATTGGTATTTGCACAGCCCAAAGTGTGCATAGGAGAACGAATTTGAGTTATGTTGATGCACTACACAGCCGCGATGAAGATCGTATCTATGTAGTAGAGCGTGTAGCAGGTGCAAGGAGATACGAAGAGTATCCAGCCAACTATATCTTTTACTATGATGATCCGCGTGGCAAATTCCGCAGTGTGTATGACACGCCTGTTGCAAGATTCAGCACACGCAACTTTAAAGAATTCCAAAAAGAAATACGCATACAGTCGGGCAAGACCTTGTATGAGCAGGACATCAAGCCTGTGTTGCGATGCCTGGAAGAAAACTACAAAGGCAAAAAGTCTCCCGAATTGCACGTGGCATTCTTTGACATCGAAACAGGTTTCGATCAAGACAAAGGCTTTGCTGATCCATCAGATCCATTCAATCCCATCACAGCCATCAGTGTGTATTTAGACTGGATGGACAAACTGGTCACCTTGGTGGTGCCTCCTGCAGGCATGAGCGATGAAACTGCTGCCGAGATCGCACAACACTTTGACAACACATTTGTGTTCCGTGATGAAGGTCAGTTGCTGGAAACATTCCTTGATCTCATAGAAGACGCTGATGTGCTGTCAGGTTGGAACTCAGAAGGCTATGATATCCCTTACACTGTGAATCGTGTGACACGCATACTCAGCCGAGATGACACACGCAAGTTCTGTTTATGGAGCCAGTTTCCTAAACAGCGCACCTTTGAACGTTTTGGCAAAGAGTCAGAGACCTTTGACTTGATAGGTCGTGTGCATATGGACTATATGCAACTGTACAGGAAATACACCTATGAAGAACGGCACAGTTATTCCCTGGACGCCATTGGCGAATATGAACTGGGCGAGCGCAAGTTGGCCTATGAAGGCACGCTGGACAGTTTGTACAACAAAGATTGGCGTGTGTTCATAGACTACAATAGGCAAGACGTGGCCCTGCTGGCCAAACTGGACAAGAAACTTAAATTCCTAGACTTGGCCAATGAAATCGCACATGAGAACACGGTGTTACTGCCTACCACAGCAGGCGCAGTGGCTGTGACAGAACAGGCCATCATCAATGAAGCACACGAGCGTGGCCTGGTGGTGCCCAGCCGCAAACAGCGCCTCACCGACGATGACACAGCAGCCGCAGGTGCGTATGTGGCCTATCCCAAAAAAGGCTTGCACGACTACATTGGTGCGGTGGACATCAACAGTCTGTATCCTTCGGCCATCCAAGCACTGAACATGGCTCCTGAGACCATTGTTGGTCAATTGAGACCTACCATGACCGACGCACATCTCAAAAGCAAGATGCTGGCTGGCAATTCATTTGCTGCTGCCTGGGAGAATGTGTTTGGTTCCTTGGAATACACTGCTGTGATGAATCGTGAGCGCGGCACAGTGCTCACGGTGGACTGGGAAGATGGCACCAGTCAAGACCTGTCGGCAGCAGAAATTTGGAGCATGATCTTTGACAGCCACACGCCTTACTGCTTGTCAGCCAATGGCACTATCTTTACCTACGAGCGCGAAGGTGTGGTACCAGGACTGCTGGCACGTTGGTACAAAGAGCGCAAAGAACTGCAGAAGAATCTCAAAGAAGCCAAAACCAAAGAAGACATTGAGTTCTGGGACAAGAGACAGTTGGTAAAAAAGATCAACTTGAATTCACTGTACGGTGCTATTCTCAATCCTGGCTGTAGGTTCTTTGACAAACGCATTGGGCAGTCAACTACACTGGTGGGTCGGCAAATTGCACGTCACATGGCTGCGTTTATCAACGAAGCAGTCACAGGCCGGTATGATCACGTGGGCGATGCCATTATCTACGGTGACACTGATTCCTGTTACTTTTCTGCGTATTCTACACTGAAGCCGCAGATTGATGCCGGAGACATAGCCTGGGACAAAGACACTGCCATACAGATCTATGATACCATCGCTGATCAACTGAATGATTCATTTCCTGGCTTCATGGAACAGGCATTCCACTGTCGCAGAGATCACGGTGAGATCATACGTGGTGGTAGAGAACTGGTGGCCATCAAGGGACTTTACATCACCAAAAAGCGTTATGCGGTCATGATCTATGACAAAGAAGGCAAGCGCAAGGATGTCAACGGTGAACCCGGACAGATCAAAGCCATGGGCCTGGATCTCAAACGTGCTGACACTCCCAAGGTCATACAAGAGTTCTTGCTACATCTGCTGACTCACGTGTTGCAGGGTTCGGACAAGGACTGGGTGATCAACGAAGTCAAAGAGTTCAAAATCAAGTTCACAGAAAGACCTGCCTGGGAAAAAGGGTCGCCCAAGCGTGTGAACAACTTGACCAAGTTCGTCAAAGAAGAAGAGCGACTGGGTCGAGCTAATATGCCAGGCCACGTGCGTGCTTCAATGAATTGGAATAACCTCAGACGAATGCATAGCGACAAGTACAGTCTACAGATCGTGGACGGTATGAAAGTGATTGTGTGCAAACTCAAAAGCAATCCGCTAAACTTTACATCTGTGGCCTACCCCACCGACCAACTGCATTTGCCGCAGTGGTTTCGAGATTTGCCTTTTGATGATGCTGCCATGGAGACCACTGTGATCGACGAAAAGGTGGAAAACCTGCTGGGTGTGATGAATTGGGACTTGGCCAGTAACACGCAGATCAATTCAACCTTTGATAATCTTTTTAGTTTTGATTAAAAAAGTCATTGAAATCTATCATTTTTTGCTGTACAATCTAAATATACCTCACAAGGAGAAGCAATGAGCATCAAAGACACACTACAAGACATCGTGGAGCATACGCACAAGCTAGGCAACATTGATGTGGTAAAAATCACAGGCACAGACAAATCCACTGATTTGGAAGGACTCAGCGAAGACAAATCCGTGGTGTTGCAGGCTGCTTTCAAAACGCCGGTGGCCGAGTTTATTGGCACCTTGGGTATGCCCAATCTTGGCAAACTCAGCACACTGTTGAACCTGGAAGTGTATCGCGAGCACGCCAAGATCACTATCACACAGCGTGATCGCAACGGCGAAAAGATTCTAGACAGCATACACTTTGAAAACAAAGACAGCGACTTCAAAAATGACTATCGCTTCATGGCGCCGGAACTGGCCAATGAGAAGCTCAAAAAGGTCACGTTCAAAGAGCCTGTTTGGGATCTGGCATTCGAACCCACCATCGCCGGAGTACAAAGACTCAAAATGCAAGCATCGGCCAACTCCGAAGAGCCGCTGTTCACTGCCAAAACTGAAAAAGAAGATTTGATGTTTTACTTTGGCGATCACTCAACACACGCTGGTAACTTTGTGTTCCATCCTGGCTGCGGCAACAAACTCAGCCGCGCCTGGAGTTTTCCTGTGAAACAGGTTATTTCCATCTTGGACTTGGTAGGCGACAAGAAAGTGCATATCGCATCCGCAGGTGCTGCCATGATCACAGTTGATTCAGGTATCGCTGTTTACAAATACATCTTGCCGGCACAGACCAAATGACAGACTTAATCTACGGTTTGATATTGTCCGGTGTGACGTTTGTTGGCATCATGGCACTGGTCATCGTGATTGGTAGAACCATTGGACGACTGTTTGGCCCTAGAGAAGATAGATGACTGAGCGTGATGATTTAACTGCCAAGCAAAAGGACTATGCGGTTTTCTTGCCGGCTATCTCGGGATTCTATGCCACATTCATAGGCAAGCAAAGAGATCCGGCAAATGGTCCTTATGTGGATCCTGCTAGGTTTCCACCTGGCATGACTGACATGGAGCAGTTGAACTGGCTCAATGCCAAGAAAAGCATATTCCCTTATCGTTACAGTCTTTACTCCGGAGGACACGCCAATCTTGATCTGGCCAAACAGGACTGGTCCGAAGACATGGTTAGGAATCGCATCGACTCAGATCCTGATACTGTGATACTGGGCGACTCCGGAGGATTCCAGATTGCTAAAGGCAAGTGGGAGGGTGATTGGCGTGCTGGCTCGGGCTGTGCAAAAGCACAAAAATACAGAGAATCCAGTCTGCGTTGGTTGGATAATATTTCTAACTATGCCATGACCTTGGACATTCCCACCTGGGTCATACACGATCGCGAAGCCAACAGCAAGGTTGGAAACTTCCAATCAGGGCAAGAACTGGTAGACGCCACCAAGTACAACAACGACTTCTTTATGGCCAATCGCCGTGGCATCAACAACGGTGGCACACGCATATTGAATGTGTTGCAAGGTGACAATCATCGTGCTGCCGATGATTGGTATGATATCATGAAACATTACTCGAATCCCGGTCGCTATCCCACAACACATTTCAATGGCTGGGCCATGGGTGGACAAAACATGGCCGATATGGAACTGATACTGCGCCGATTGGTTACCTTACGCTATGACGGATTGTTACAACAAGGTGTGCATGATTGGATGCACTTTTTAGGCATCAGTAAACTAGAGTGGAGTTGCCTACTCACAGACATACAGCGTGCCATCAGGCGCCATGTCAATGCCAACTTTACCATCAGTTATGACTGTGCAAGCCCATTCCTGGCCACTGCCAACGGTCAGGTCTATTACGAAAGTATTTTCGAGCACGATGGCAGATTCAGTTATCGTATGGCTCCTTCAGCCGATGACAAGAAATATTCCACAGATACCAGACCCTGGGGCACAGGTGTCATAGCCGATGGTATCTATGAACGTTGGGAAGATTCGCCGGTGAGCCAAATGCTTCGTATGCGAGATATTTGCATATACCGACCGGGCGATCTAAATAAAGTAGGCAAGGAAGGCAACACATCGTGGGACAGTTTCAGTTACGCACTTCTCATGGCACATAATGTTTGGACACATATCCGCGCCACGCAGGAAGCCAACCGGCGTTATGATTCAGGTGTGATACCAGAGATGTTGCGCAATCAGATCAGCGGAGACACTTTCCGTGACATAGTAGAAAGGATTTTTTCTGCGCCCACCCGAGAGGCTAGCCTGGCCATCATTGATCATTATCACAGTTACTGGATGGAGATCATTGGTGTAAGGGGATTCAAAGGCAAAAAGGCCAAAAACGCCAACACTAAATTTAATGAACTTTTTACCATTAGTTAGGAGATAGAGGTGTACGAAAATCGTATCAAACATTTGGAAGAGATGCACAGGATCCTGGACAAAAAGATTGATGTAATGGAAAAAACTGGTACCTTCGAAGACAATCAATTGCACGAAATGAAGAAACAAAGGTTGCTATACAGAGACGAACTTGCTAAACTAAGAAGATTACAACACGACATAGATCAAGAGGTTGGTCACGATGATTAGACAAGGCCACGAATCGGCTGATTTCTTCTTTGGCGAAGAAGTTGAACACACTCCTGCACTGGGCCGGCCGACTTTGTTTGTTATAGGCTATCGCACTGTGGAAGAGATCGAAGCCAAATTGGACATACCTCGCACAGTGGATCATATCTTCTTTGGTGCCAATGATAGTTATCGGCCCAAGACCACACAGGATTATGTGGCATGGGAAACGGTCATTGAAACATTTTTAGATCGCGGCTTTTGGTGCAGTCTGGACATACCCTTTGAATATGTACAGCAGTTTCACGAAGGTGGTCTGTGCGAGCGTGATCGATTCATTCCCATTATCAAAGTACCGGTTCCTCGCATCAGACTTTGGAACTACAATACCTGCGTTAAAATCGACGACGAAGATTTTGCAGCCACCAATCCAGGTGTATGGGTGCATCCTTTACACGATCTCATGCGTAGATCACGATTCACCGACTGGAGCAAATACGAAAAGGACGAAATAGTATGAACACACAAAGACAACTCAGCCTCATAGAACAACAACAGCGCATAAGTAATCATGCACAGCGAATGATCTGGGTCACTTTCACACGTGAAGGTATCCACCGCTACCCAGCAGCGGCCACTGATCCCAAGTTGGCCACAGGTGATGAATATGATGTATCGTTTCTTGCTAGTCCTCATCGTCACATTTTCCATTTCCGGGTGTCAATCGCTGTTATGCACGACGACCGCGATATCGAGTTCATCCAGTTCAAACGCTGGCTCTTGTCAATGTACTCGCCATCCGGATCCCTGGGTTCAGAGTTGTCTGATCGGGCCGTTTCCCGTGATAAAGATGGAACTGAACTGGCACGAACCTCTCAACTGGAACTCAACAACCGAAGCTGCGAAATGATCGCAGAAGAGTTGTATCATAAAATAGCCCAAAGATATCCCGACCGAGACATTGAAATTGAAGTCTCGGAGGATAATGAGAACGGATGCAGAATCCGTTATAACACCACCATGCCACATCAATCAGTGAGGATCTAAAATGGCAAAGTTCACAATCAAACATAATCCGCGTACTACACAGGTCTTGGACGACCTTGAACTATATCTGGATTTTTGCCGCAAGGCTGGATACAAGTTTGACGAAAAGGACTTGTACAACTACAAGGCCTATCCATATCAACAGTATTTGAAATGTCAGCAGGGCAAGAATTACAAAGACCAGTGGTCCGAGGATGCTCGTAGACTAGGATGTGCCATCTGATGCGACGACTTTACTACATGGGCCTGGAGCCTTACAAGGCTCGTTATACCTTGCAACTACAGGACTGGAACGAGCGTGTGTTTCAACAGCGTGGCATAGATTATGTGCTGGTTCCCGGTGATACTCTCACCACAGATCAAGCCATCGTCACTGGACAGGTGCTAGACGCACACGGTCGATCATATTTTGGCATGAGCCAGATAATGAATCTAGTCAAACTCATGAAAGAAGGAGAAGTCACCAATGAAGATGTCATCTACTTCGAAGATATGTTCCAGCCCGGAATCGAAAGCCTCCCGTATATCATGGATCAAGTTGATCCCGCTATGCGTCCTCGTGTGTATGTGCGGTGTCTTGCTCAAAGCATCGACCCTGATGACTTTGTACACGTCTGGGATATGCAGAAGTGGATGGGCCTGTATGAAAAGATGGTGGACTCGTGGGTGACTGGTGTGTTGGCCAGTAATGAAGAAATGGTAGCACACATGAAGATCGCAGGTTGGACTGCGCCTATCTACAACATTTCTGGCCTGGCTTTTGGCAAGGAAGAAGTGCGCGGTCGTGTCGCAGGTGAGTTGAAGCCATTCAAACAGCGCAGCCAACGCATAGGTTTTGCCGCACGCTGGGATCAAGAAAAGCAACCAGACTTTTACATGGATCTCATTGAAGCATGGTATGACGAAGCCCGTGGTGGACCTTGCACCACAGTGGAGTTTGCTGTGTTCTCAGGCAGTAAGTTACGCAGTAACAACGATGACTACATGGCCAGAACCAGAGATCTACAGCGCCGTGGTTTGTTGCGAGTCTACGAAGACTTGGACAAAAACGATTACTATGCCTTGCTCAACGACACTCGTGTGCTGTTCAACTGTGCGTTGCAGGACTGGGTATCCAACACAGTTTCCGAAGCAGACACACTGGGAGCCAATGTGTTGTATCCTGCCTATCGATCGTTTCCCGAAACATTTGCCAATGATCCAGATCGTCTTTATATTCCTTGGAGCATAGATGATGCGTTGGCCAAACTCAAGAAGTTGATGGCAGCACCGCATCCACTGCAAGGCCGGATTTCCAACTACACTGACAAGACCATTGATCGTATCTGCGATGTGTTACAAGGCAAAGGTGAAC